TGTTATTCACTTCTAAGTTCGGAAAAGTCCAAGTGTATGTAGCCATTGTTTACTCCTGTGCGTAAGGGCTAGTTCCAAGAAGATCACTATTCCAAGCGGCCTTCAGTTCAGTGATTGTTGTTGCGGCATCAATAGCGACAGCGGCGGGTGCATCACGCAGATTGTTCTTTCTCGCCACGCTGTTTGCCTTGGCGGTTGCGTCATCAACCTCAAGTGCTTTCATGTAAACGACATCCTCCGCTTCAAGCAGTGGTTTGCGAACTTCACGGATTTTGTCCCTGAAGAGTTCCTTTGCTTTGGTCAAGTCCTCTGAAATAACTGAACCAGACAAAGACCAAGCACCGCGAAAGTCACGGTTTGCTGGTACTGTGGCACTAGCGGCATCAATCTGATTACCGTCCTTATCCACAATATAAGTTGTAACTGACATTGTTAAATCCTATGCGGCTAGTTCATCAGAAATGCGCCAAGCGTTACGCCAGACACGAGTTTGCGGTAACTGTTCCTTGCGGCATATTACCATCTTCGGGCGATTGCCCTCATCCCACGTTGTCCATACGGACTGCGGTATGTCTTTCTTAATTAGATACTCAATAGCTTCTTCTTCGGTCATCGCATCAATAGGTTGCGTGTCGTGAAGCAGATAGCCTCGTGTATGCTTCTTGAAGTCGGGCTGTGCTTCGTCTTTTGCCAACTCCCAGTATACTTCTACTGGTGGCAGGATACCGCCTTGCAATGCACACGCCATCCAATTGGGGTCTGGCACAAGTATCTTGGCGCACTCATCAATACTGTCTTCGTACACCACACGATAGTCAGACTGTACTGGCTCAAGGTTTGCCTTTGCCCAGCCAAGACGATTAAAAAAATGAGTACCTTTAAAATTAGGTGTCCGCATTACGCTAAATCTCCACAGGCACTAAGTGTTACATTGTTAGCGTCTATCATATTTGTTAAATTTGTTACACGGGTGCCGTATCTTGTAGTTGTTAGATTTTCTCCCATTCCACTAGGAACTGAATTATCCCCACTATGTTTATTACCATTAGAGTATGTGAAGTTTGCATTACTCATAGCACTAGATATATTTACTCTATGTGTTCCTGTGCCTAAATCTGTAACACTAGACACATTAAAACTATCCTGAATTGCATGAGCTGTGCCTGAAAAATTTACCCAAGACTTTGCGCTACCATTCATTACATGATTAACTGCGGCGGGTGCTAGTGTATTAGCCATTATTTAGTCTCCATATCAGCAATACGCTGTTCTAGCTGTTCCTGTATTACCACGGCATACCATTAGCTTCTTCAGCGTTCTTGGTAATCCGTGCGTTTACCTTTGCTGTGCGGTCAGCCTCAATGCGAGCCTTTGCCTCATCAGCAGTTTCATCGTCCTCAATCAGACTTTTATACACCCAGCCAAGCACATCAGCCTCTGTAAGGCTGTCGTATGCAATGAAGTCAGGGTCGGAAGGGTCAGGGTTCAAACGCAACTTACCAGCCTCTACGGCAGTTTCGTTACCGCTATCATTAGCGGCAGAACATTCCCAGTATACTGTATTAACACCGCCGTTAGATGCGGTTCGTTTCATGTCTAAAATGGACCAAGTTGTTGTTACAGCCATTGTTTACTCCTTTAATTACCTTTTAACGCAGTAAGTTTCGTTGTCAGGTTAGATACTTGATTTTCTAATGTTTCAATTTTAGAAATGGCTTCTTGCAGTGCCGCTACAAGGACAGGCGTGATGCGTCCATAATCCATCGACATCATCTCTTCGCCACCATCTTCACCGCCAACAGCTTCTGGCACAATCTCTTTCATTTCCTGTGCGATAAAACCGTGAACAGCATCAGCGTCAGGGTCAGCCTTCCACCTGTGCGATACAGGGTTCATAGCCATCAGTTTGTCTGTGGCATCAGCGATAGGGTTGATGTCAGTCTTTAAGCGAATGTCTGATGTGGTGTTGTAGGTTGTGCCAGAAGTAGACACATCAATGCCGCCCTTACCAGCCCCATTGTAGCGGAACTGGGCAATGCTCCCAACACTGCTGGTTCTGTTTAGAATACAGGCAGTGTCTGCATTGCTACAGGAAACCATATAGTTGCCCTGCCAAGTCCAGCCATTTGAAGCTGTGCTTGCACTTTGCAGACTGCCCGTTGTTCCCATACTGACGCGACTTGCGCCAGCATCCACGAAAAAGGCATGAGTGTCGCTATCACTTTCAACACGAAAATCTTGGTTTGCGCTATTTTCGTTGAAAACTACCGCATCTCCATTCTTCCACCGTTGCATCGATATACTAGTGTTTCCACCCCAAACAACATCCAGACCACTGGTACTCATTGCGCGAATCCGATGGTCGTTACTATTATTTGATGGCCTAAACATTGCTTGACCGCCTGAACGGACTTCTAAAAGACCACTTCCTAAAGTCAATCGTGATGAGGGAGCACTTGTCCCAACGCCCACGAAGCCGCCATTTGTTATTGTAAAGACGCTATCGCTATCACCAGCAACCGTTAAATATCCCCTATTGTCAGCCCTGTCATAACCCATAATAAATGCGTTATCACTTGATACTGCATCGCCAAGATAGATTTGAGGGTCACTGCTAGTTCCAATAAATGCCCCAACAATCTGACTGGTAGTTTGGACATGAAGGGGAGACGATGGCGAAGTCGTGCCGATGCCCACTCTGCCGTTACTGTTGATGCGGGCAACCTCACTGCCCCCAACGTGCCAAATCATTGGAGATGTTCCAGAATTAGCGTCAATCAAAACTTCTGCACCCGCGCTATCATAACCAGTTTGATTGCGACCAATTACAGTAACGCCATCTAGCATTGCACCACCGCTGACGTGCAAAGTTGTCGCTGGGGACGAATTCCCAATGCCCACGTTGCCACTGCTGTCGATACGCATACGTTCTGAGCCAGCAGTATGAAGGCGCATACTGTCGTTGTTGTGGTCGTAGTGAACCCGACCCCGGTCATCGCTTGCGCTGTCGCCGAACAAGATTGTGGTTGATGATGTTGTCACGCCAGTTGTGATAAACACATTGGCATCGCCGCCTGATTTATGCACCTCAAGGGGGCCAGCAGGGTTGCTGGTGCCGATGCCCCAATTTTGAGTGCCAATTACGCCAACCCCTGTGCTGTCTTTGCGGAACTCAATTATACTGCCGTCAGTGCTACGGCGAGAGAAAATGCTTCTGTTGCTTGTGGCGGCACTAAATATCGAACCACCCGCAAAAGCACCAAAGCCGTTGTAAGTGCCTATAGTTCCACCACCTGTAGTCGTCCCAACCAGCAGATTGCCACTGCTGTCGATACGCATACGTTCTGGGCCGTCAGCGTGAAAATTCATATTCCCGCCGTTGTCGTAATATATATATCCGTTTGTTTTTGTTGTGTTACCAAACCTGATACCACCAACATTTCCATTTCCAAGCGCGTAAAATTGATTGAACGATGAACCTACTGTATCGGTTGCAACGCTAATGCCTGTCGTATTAGTTCCTGTGGCGGTGGTGGCGAGTTTGGTGGCGTTGTCGTAGCGAAGCTGAACTTCAGCATTATTATTGCCAAGGATATATAGTTCAGACCCATCAGCATTACCGAGACGCAAGTTGTTTCCGTAGATTAGTAAGTCGCCACTGCCGCTTTCTTTAATAATTCCGTGTGTACCATCGGAGAAAATCTGCAAGTCAGAGCCAGCACCGAAGGTGGCCTTGACATTATCACTGAACGACAAGTCTCCCGATGTCTTGGTATCTGCCGCATCGCTACGAAGGAACGAGGTGCTGTCGATGTTGTCAAGAAGTGCTGCGTTGGATGCCGTGCCTGTCAGAGGTCCTGTGAACCCTGCTGCAGTAATCGTTGTTGTCGAATCAATCTTTGCACCAGTTACAGCATCGTCGGCAAGACCAGCCGTGTCAATCTTCGGACCTTCACCTGTCGTACCATCGTGGCTGTGACCCGTACTTGCGTTAAACGCTGCCTGAACTGCGTCAAACTCGCCATCAAGGTCAGAGGCGTTGATCACGTTTCCGTCTGCAATATTGTTAGCTGAGTCGTTTCTGGTATAACCCGTTCCCATATTTCCTATCTCCTTCCATACGTGCCAAATTCAAGAGTGGCGGCATCGATGGTAAACACTGCGTCTGTGCCTGTTCCTGTTGTCTCGTATAAAATCGACACGGTTGAACCAGAGCCGATTGCTTGAACATCAAATATAGCCTTTTGTTTAGAACCAAATAATGATGTTCCGTAGATACCTGATCCAAAAGTGATCGATGCTCCTGCATCACTGCTTAGTATAGAATCAGGTTGTATAGCGGCGGGTTGATCAAAATCAAACTTGAGTGAAAACTCGAGATTAAAATCCCCATTCACATCTAAAAATGTCGTCCCTTTATAAATTGTTTTACGCACATTTGGATCATTTAAAGGCACGAACGGAGTTGCAAAGGTTGCTTGAATATGTGTCCCGTCAAGCGTGTTACCTTGTTCCATTTGATACACATAGCCATCAGATGCTCCAAAGTAAATACGTTCTGCAAAACCGTCATATTCACTAAATATAACAGAAGCATTGATACCCCGCAGATCGTTCCATGAAATACCTTCTTGTAACTGCGTACCTGCAACTCCTTTAGCTGCAGCATTTGTAAATGACGAATTGAAACCAAACAGACGATATTGACTTTTTTCTCTAATGACTGTACTGCTAAAGCCGCCGGGGCTAGATGAAATAAGATCAGTCGTTTCAGTCTGAATAGGTTTTGAAATAACTGCTAAACTAAAATCCCCAAAACGATCAGTTGCGGAAAATGAACGTAGACCATCAGGCCCTAAAAAAACAATGTCACCGCCAATTTCTTGAATAGTGTCTTCTGCAACACATCCTAAGTCTCGTGAAACAGGTTGCAGTTGAAAATCAGCTACGCTATTTCCAGCAATACGACTTATGGTATTTTCACTGAAAACGATAAGCTGATCACGAAAAACAACTAAACCAGTAACAGTATCGGCTATGTTTATTATACCACCGCCGTTAGCAGTTGTAAAGTCATCATCCTCATACGGAGCAGAAAAAATTAGTTTCTCACCATTTGCAAGAAATACGTGATTTTTAAAATTTACAATGTGACTGGAGCCAGAAGTGTCAGAGGGTAACGAAGACAGTTGTGCAAAAGTTGTCCCATCAAAACGAAAGGGTTTACCAGTCCCATCAACAAGCAGCAGTTTTTCTGTTCCGTCAAAATTGTACTTCAGGAAACGTACCTTACCTGAACCACCAATTGTAACACCTGCACTGTTGAACGTTGCATTATCACTTATCTGTGTCCATCCTGAACCACTAGACCTAAATATGTCGTTTCCTCGTACAGCATACACTTGATCACTGTATCTGTGTATGCCTCTGATAAGACCTGTATTTGATAGGGCATTGCTATCAAATTTAACGTATCCTTCGATACGGCGATACCCACCAAACACGGAAGGCTCAAAGTTACGTAGAATACGAGCAGAACCGGGAGCCTGTATACCCTGTTGAAATGGGGACAAGTTGGTAATTAAACCCCCCTTAAATTCAAAGGGGTATGTTTGCCATCTATCTGGCATCAGATTGCCCTTGCATAAACGTTTTCATTAACGAGAAGAGTCCGCATTTGTTTCAACCCATCTTCAAATTTGCGAAGGGCGATACTGGCGGACTCTAAATTATCTCTAAACATGTAAGCATGATACATCGCACCGTCTACAATTACGTGCTTAAAGCGAAAAGGAATAGTCGGCACATCATTGTGATTTTCTAAATCTGCGGGAAACATGAAAAATTCGTATTCAATCGTGTAGGCTTTGTCAGGCATAGGTGCAAAAATAATATCCCCGTCCTGAGAGCGAGCAACACATTCAGGTGCTTTACCTTTTGTCGTGTCTGTTTCGTATTCTTGATCGATAAAGATATCAATGTATTCGTCGTAGCTTACCTGCTTCAAACGTTTTCCTGAAACACCTAATGTTGTATTACGAACCAGACGAACAGTATCAAAATCAGTATACTTTGCATTTTCAGGCAGGGGATATCGCATTTCACCTGCTGTTAAAGTAATATCATCAGTGTTATGGTTAAAAGGCCAGTTGAAGTGTTTCTGATTAACATCTCTAATAGAGGCGTTAATAGAATCTTTAATTTGTCCATAAAAACCTGTTGCTGATGCAAAATTAGTCGTAGTAAGTTCTGGCTCGTTGAGGCGGCGGCAAACTTCATTAGATAGGCCAAGGTAATCATACGCCATTAGTTTTTCTCCACTACCCTAATACGAACTTCTTGTTCACGGACTGTTGCGTCACTAGCAGTCATACGGCAAACAATTTTGTACGTTGTAAAAGCTGTGCCGCTTCCTAGATAAATCGTTGCAACTGTAGTAGTATTGGTTCGACTAATTAATTGCAATCCATTTACTGTCTGTCCATTTGACCATGTTTGTAGAGTACCATTTTCGTCGAAGATTTTCCAAATAACTGATGATATAGTATCACTACCAAGAGCGGGACTCCAGTTGATAGAATAGTCTAACTGATCATCGGGGTCTTTATCAGGCCATTTGAGAGCCATTACGCTGCCTTTCTATTTGGAATTGGTAACACTGTGACTACACGAGTTCTATCAAACGCATCTGCTGCTGCACTTGTATTTACAGTTTTAAGTCTAAAGGCATTTGGTGTAACAAAAACAACGTTCTTAGGATCAAACGCAGCAGCACTGAATACTGTTATAGCATCGCTAGGTGCGGGAAGATTGACACTAGACGTACCTTGAACACCAACAAGTTTTTCTGAAATATTTACACTTAACGAACCTACAAAAGTTGTTGCAGATACTCCGTTTAAGTTTTCGTCTATGTTTTCAGATACAGTATTTACAAAACCTGTAGCCGATACACCAACAATGCTAAATGAGTTGGATATTGCAAGTGTACCAATAGAACCTGTAGCACTTGCACTTGCTAATTTTTCTGTAATGTTAACAGTTAAAGTATTAACTGAACCTGCAGCACTTACGCTATTTAATTTTTCTAGTACTTGAGGTTCTGGTGCACCAATAGAACCTGTCATACTTGTAGAAGTTATAGGAACACGGTTAATTGACCTAACGTCTAATCCTGCTCCATTAAGTGTAAATGTACCAACTACACCTGTCAGTCCTGCTGCCGTGTTGGCAATCACACTTCCAACAGAACCCGTACCAGCAACGCCAATTGTTATACGTTCTGATACATCAATCTCAAAACCGTTTATTGAAACTGATTGTACAGAACCCGTAGCAAATACACCGGAAATAGATGCGGATACATTAATTACACCATATTCTGATGCACCATATACGCCAGTTCCAAATAACGCAGATACTGTAGCCACAGACTACTCCTTACGCAATACGAATTACAGCGTTAGAAGCGTTAGCGGCGGGAAATTCAATCGTCAAGTCACCAGCAGTAGCGGAAACAGTGCCACCAAAGTCGATTACAGCGATAGCAGAGTTGCTGTTAGCCGTGTTGTAAATAATACAACCGTCAGCAGAAACTGTTACGTTGCTGAATACTTCATCAGTAAAGTCTACAATAGCAGTAGAACCGTCAAGAGTAATTGACGCACCATCAAGTACCTGACCACCAGCAGTGTAGTTAGTACCCGATGCTTCGTCAGAGTTACCTGTTACAGTTGAATAGTTGGTTGTGCTGGCATTATACGTGCCGGATGGGGATGCTTTAATCAAAGCAATTTTAAGCGAGTCAGTGTCTAAATCATGAAGACCGCCTAGTAGTTCTGTTTTAAAACTGTTGCACATTGCAGTAGTAATTGCCATAGGATTCTCCTTTTATCTGGCAGGTTCATAAAATTCTTCGGCAGCAATAACTACCACCAAAGTATTTGCCGTTCCTGCAGCTACAATGATTTTATCACCAGCATGACAGTAAAGCGGCTTGTCTACGGTAAAAATTGATTCGGAACCTTTTCCAGTTACTTGATGTGCCGAAAACAATGTGTGCGTAGTACTGGTCTCAGCTTCGAAAAATTTAAGAGTATAGTTACGATTACTAGAGTCGCTATTTGTAATCATAACGTGTTCGATATGTGACGAAAAATTTGCAGGAACAACGTAACAGTCTGTATCACTCGTGTTAGTCAAACTTGTTGCGTGAGTAACATATTTTGATCCGCCGTTAAGCACTGGCATTTTATTTTGTCTTTCTGTATTTTCTTGTTTTCTTAGCTATCTTCTTAGGCTGCTTTGAGACCTGCTTACCTGCCTTAGTAGCTTTACGTTTAGCGCGGGTGGTGGCAGCATACTCTTTCGCAGACAAAGCCTTGATTGCCTTTTCTGGCAGGTAACGTTCACCTGTTGCTTTAGAACCTTGAGTAGATGGCTTACCAGATTTGGTACGCCACTTCTGCTTACCCCAGTCCTTCAGTGATCTCTGGCTTTTCTTCAGGGGCATTTCGCTGTACCAATGAGTTTAAGGCATCTAACTTATCTTTAGCCGCTGCCCATTTATCTAAAGCCTTATCCATTTCCTCAAGCAACTGTGGATGTTCGCCAATAGCCGCAGGGTTGACAAGGTAGTTTTTAAAAGTGTATTCTGCATCTAGCATATCTGCACGATATTTAAAAGCTAGAGCATCAAAAGCAAGGTTGATCAAAAGTCTCTCCTAAGATATTATTGTATAGTATTTTTTGCAAAAAGTCAATTAGAACCCTTTTAAAAAGAGAACCCACCAGATGACCCCAGCTATGCCCCCTGCAAAAAGCACAATGATTAAAAATATTCCCAACGCCGTTAGAAGGTCTTCGCGTTTCTTCTTTGCACGTTCTTCTTGTTCTCTACGAGCCTTACGTGCCTCTGTAAGAAAACGTTGCCAGTCACTCCACATGCCCGGACGACCTGCGTAAATCATGACTTCTTTCAAATGCTCTTCTTTTTCTTTTATCTTTTCAAGAGCCATAAACTCTTCGAGATCGGCACGATTACCTTTTTTTTGTGACTTACGCTGTAAATCTTCTTTAGCACCCACGAACAAGGCGATTGCTTTACCAGCGTTCGCAATGTCGTTTCCGTTCTGTACGGTTTGTTTGATAATTGCAAAGGCTGCATTTGCAGCGGCCAGTTCTGCCAGCATCAGTATATCCTCACGTTGTCGCTGTTGACGTATGCGGGTACACAGTAAGCTGTTACCCGATCTTTGGGGTGTAGGTAGTCACTATATCTATAGTTCCCGTACCTTAAAGAAGTTTTCTCTGCAAAGTAGTTGCATTCATTGATATCTTTAAAATACATGTCGCTACTCGCTAGAGTGCGAAATTCTCCTGTGCCTAGATATACCAGAAGCAGGAATACGTGTTGCATTTTACTTGTAGCCGCCCCCGGCTTTTTTGTAAGCTGATGCAAGCATCTGTGCTTTACGAGCACTCCACTGGCCCGGTCTTCCGCCTTTACCGCCAGCCTTGATACGGTTGAACAAACGCTTTCTCATTCCGGGCTTAGTGTAGTTGCCAGCCTCATTAACTCGACTTTTGCTCTTCTTTTTACTGCCCGACGATTTGCGACCTTTTCCAACTTTGCCGCCTTTCTTTTTCTCTTCAACACCCTCGATTTTGCCAGCATTTCGCGTTGCGTAGAAGATTTGCTCACCCTTTTTGCCCCCGTAAGTTCGTTGCATTGATTTCATAATCTTCTTTCCTTTTTCAGTTAGGGGCATTACGATTCTCCCTTTTCACCTCTGTAAGTCTTCATTTTTTTATGAATAGGTTTTACGAAAGGCATATTACCTACGTATCTACCCTTGTCATCTTCTATAAATTTACCTGCTCCACTATATTTTTTAGGGGGTGGTGGTGGCGGACCCTGATCAAAAACTGAGTTTTCTTTTGAAGGTGCAGCCTTACGAGATAGTTGATATCTCATAGAAACTCTCCTGTTTTCATTGCTTCAGCAAGTTTACGTGCACGGTTTCCAACCTGTGTTGCCCAAAGAGAGTCGAGCATTTCGGCACTTGCATTATCAAAATTTGATTCGTGAATAGCCGCCCACATCTTTTTAAACTTACATAAACGAGGGACACCCATATTAAACGCCATGTCAACAAGCACAAGCTGACGAACAGAATCTAAATCTTCTACACAAGAGTGTGCTCGTACAAGTTCATCTTCAACAATTATAATGTCGTTTTCCGCTAGGATCATAGCGTCTACTTCAGTAATTCCGTTCTTATACACGTACTCAATGTTGGGAATATCTATGTCTTCCAATTCATCGTCGCTAATGCCACGGTCTTGCAAGTTTCTCCCTATACCAATCGTATCAATACCTAGAGTATCTTGATACACCTGTAGCTTCAGTCCTTCGTGCTGAATCAACTTTTCAATCAGATGTTCTCTACAGTATTTCATATGTTAAGTGCTCCCACTACGCCACACGTGTATTCGATCTTTGTCCAGTCACCATCTTCTGGCAATGCCTCGTGCAAGACTTTTACATCTATACATTGATTGGCCGTTTCAAACTCTTCAATAGTTTGTTTGTAACACGCACCATCAGATGCACAAGCTGTCAATACTAAAGCCCACACTATAGCCGTCATTTTTTAGATTCCTGACCCATCCATATGCCAAAAACACCCGTCATGACACCCATGATAACCGATACAAATGCAGACTGTTGGGTTGTTGGATCGGGCAAAGACATGTACCATTCGGCACAACGCCAAGACATTACGACTGATGCAAGCATGGTTATACGTGCAATTAGGTTATACTGTATGAGAGATTTTAACCAACTCATTACTTCTTACCGAAAAACTTAGTAGCAGAACGAACACCAAACGAAGCAGCAACAATGACACCAAGAGAGTATTGATACCAGTCGGGCATCGCTTCAAGCTGTGCAAACCCATGCTCGACAATACCTTCCATGCCCGGAATGAATGCAAGAATGAGCGGAACAGAAAACAAAATAACCAGCCACTCGTCTTTCCACGAGGACTGGCTTCCTTTGATCGCTTCCAAGTCCCAATCAACTTCTGCGTTTGCTTTCCTCTCGTAAACAACCGCCTCTGCTTTTTTCATAGCAACGGCGGCTTCTGTCTTTGCTTTACCTTTTTCAACGTGACCTTTTAGCCACGTACCTGCTAATTCGGCAACAGGACCTATAATCAAGTTTAGCATTTCCACCTCTTTCGTGCTTGACGAAGACGACTGTTTGGATTTTTTGCAGCTTTAGGAAACTTCTTCATCTGTCCTGCTGAACGAGCACAGAAAGACTTACGCCGCTTCGCGTCTTTGCTTCCGGGTTTTACTTTGCCTGTTACGGCAGTCTTTAATTTGGAACCGGGGTTGGCTTTGCGATAAGCCTTAACCCCAGCTTCAGTCATTCCCGCCCCCTTCTTAGTAGGACGAAAGTTCTTCTTATTACGAGCAGGCATCTTGTCGGCTTTACGAGCCATTTTACTTTTTCCTAGCTGTCTGTGCCGCACGACGGAAGTTGGATTTACTTGGCGCACCCTTACTTCCGGGCTTACGCATAGTCTCCCCACTGCCAGCCTTTATCCTGCGTTTCTTGGCTGCTATGTTGGCATACAATCCGGGTCTAGCCATAAGATTACGCCTTTACTAGCTTGTAACCTTTTGCTTTAGCCGCAGCACGAACTTGTGCTAGAGACATAGCAGGTTTTTTAGCTGGCTTCTTCTTTCCACCAGCAGCACCACCCTTTGCCATGCCTTTAGATTTCATCATCTTACCGCCACGTGCCATGCCTTTAGATTTCATCATCTTACCGCCACGTGCCATGCCTTTACTCTTCATCATCTTCTTCATTTGTATTCTCCATATAGAGGTTGTTAAATACCCGTGCCGTATCACTTACGTAGTTCGGGTCTTGTTTAGAATGATGGACCCACTGACTAGGAGTAAAGTCCGGGGCACCTTCGCCCGTTACAAACCAAGCCGGATTAGTTACCCGTACTCTGTTGTTTGGAAGTGCAACTATGTTGCCTGTCCACTCTCCAGCATCTAAGAGTTCCAAAACATGACTCTGTTTATGCTGTGCTGGGTCGTCTGCTACTTCAGTGTCGGTGTAATCGACAGTAAAGTAATATTTTGCGGGGTAAAACTCCCCATCTATTTTAGCCAACCACGGACAAGGTGTACCTCTGTTGAGTACGAACACCGAATGATGGTGTGATTGACAGTCCCATGGCTGTGCTAGATAGGTAGGAATAGGTTCGGGCCATTCATCTAGAGGAGAGTCACCTACTAAGGCTGTAAGGGGCATACGTGCCCACATCGCTCCGCCATGTACATTTTCATCTTCTTCGCACCCTGTGAACAAGACTTGAAAAGAAAGGGTACGCATAGGAAGCGTGGTAACACCAATTACCATAGCATGTAGAAATTCGCCGTGGTATCTATCATGGTTAGTTGTGTATTCTTTTCGTACCCACGCTTTAAAATACGGTATATTGCTTGTAATATAATTCATCAGGAATACTCCAGTTAGGGTTTACCCCGGCAGGGGATTCCTGCTTATATCATGTATTGTGCAGTATGTCAAGGGGGCACGAGGCCCCCCCAACTAAAGTGTTTAGGCGAACGTTGCCGCCGTCTCTGCAGTGCCAAGTTCTGCAATCACTGCGAACACACGTACCTTACCGTCGAAAGTTGCCGTGTTGGCAATCAGATCGATAGTGTCGGCAACGGTGTACAGCTTTGCAGTACCTGCTGCGTTGTTGATCTCGTGACCAGTAGCAGTACCGGACAGAGCAGCAACGTACAGATCATCATCAGTGTCATCACCCAAGTCAAGAACTGGTGAACCAGTTGATGCTACGGTGAGGACTTCCACACCTGCCATCAGAACAAGGGTGTTGGCTTTCATTTCGAAAACCTCAACCGAATCTGAAGTGGTCAGGTTAGTGGTTGAGAAGTCAAGAACGACTTCGATGATTTGTGGCTTGATGCCAAGAGGGACACCAGCAACAGCACCAGTAATAGTGTAAGTAGCCATTATTGAATCTCCCTATTAGTCGAGGCTAACAACGCCGCGAACGATGGCTTCTGGACGGAGAACTTTCCGACCAAAGACATGCAGACCACGAACGATGTCACTGAAGGTTTCAGTTGAACGTACAACTTCGGTCTTCGCAATATGCGAAGCAGTTGCAGTTGCGGACATGTGACCGCCAAGAATGACGTTCTCAGTGCCGTTTGTTGCCAAGCCTGTCAGAGTTACTTGGTCAATGCCGCCGTTGGAAACGAGAGCAGTTGACTTGTAGCACTGGAAGCCAGCAATGTTACCCAGCGACACAAGGCCGTTACGCAGTGGGGAAGTTGCATCGCCAGTTACCTGAACTTCTGCAAACTTCGCACCAGCCGAGAACAGGTGCTTGTAGAAAGCTGGGGGAGCAACGAACCAACGATTCTCTTCTGGAACCGACTCGTTGTCGAGGGCTTCAGCCATTGCCAACATGGTGTTGATGGCAGTGTCGCCCGGAGTGGTTGCGCCACCAATGTCGAGGGCAGAAGCGAGAGTACCGATACCAGAAATGGTACGGGTAGCAGCACCGGACTCACCAGTGAGGCCAGCTTCAGTTGCCATCGCATCAAGGACGTTTGCGTCATACTTACGCTTCAGCGAGAATGCACCCGAAGAAGTGGCCAGAGCCTCGAAGTTGACGTGTGACTGACGCTCTTCGATGTCGTCAATCTTGAACGCAAATGCGTTTGCTTGATCGACAACCATAGTGGTTTGGTCGTCGGCAAGGTCTTGTGGGTTTACCACCGAGCCACGGGAGTAGCTAGAAACGGTGATTGTCGGTTCTTTAATAATGCGAACCGTGTCGCCAAAGTTCTCAATCTCGCCTGCATAATCAGTATTGGTAATATCTTCCGCAACCGAAGCGCGACGGAAGAATTTGAGAACCTTTTGACTAAAGATTTCCGGTGTAAAGTTACCGGAAGGCAGGTTATTGTAACCTGATGCGCTATCAAAAGCCATTGGTTTATCCTTCCTTAGAGGTTAGGTTATGAGTTGTAATCGATTCGGCCTTCTGCCCGTGCCTCTTCTAGTTCTGTTTCGAACTTCTCGAATTGCCACGGTTTCATCCTGCCGATTTCAGAAACCTTCCAAACTTTCTTACCATCAGTAGCGTTAGTCTTCACGTCCCTCGTAGGTGTTTTCGTGATAGCCTCTGCTGCGGATGCCTTTTTGGATTGCTTCTTAGTTGAGCCAGTGTCAGCCTTGTAAAGGTCAACTACTCGTGCCGCCCAACGTGCATCTGTGTTGTTCTTATAAATGCCGTCAGAAATTGAAGCAGGTTGTTCTTCTAGCCAGTCAAGAAACTTTTGTTCAGATTTAAGTTCGCTAAAATCAGGTTGCAGTCTAAGCAATTCTTCGTATGCTTTCTGCTTTTCCAACTCTTTTTCACGTTCTTTAATCTGTTCTAGTTCTTCACGAAGCTGTGAAACTTGTGCTTCGGTTTGAACTGAAGAAACACTTTGCACCATTTCAAAGACATCTGGGTATCGCTGTTTGAACTCTTCAAGTTCTTCTTGCGTTTGTGGTGCCCGAACACCCTCTGGCATCTCAACAGCCCTGCTCTTTACGGCAGTTCTGAGGTCTTCAACTTCTTTCTTGAACTCGTTGACCTTGCTGTCATAGTGTCGTTTCAGATCATCATAGCGTTTTTTGTAGTCGTGTTCGTCTTCTTTTTGTTTTGTGTCTTGGACGAAGCTGTCATCATTCGGAGTAGCCTCTTCTGAGGGGTCCGCTGCTTCCACACCTTCTTCGGTGTTTTCATCTTCATCTACATAGACTTCATCACGGTACTTACCACGATACAAAGTTTCGCTATTGATTGTTCCAAACGAATCGTTTGGTTTGTTGGCACGGTGGCCCTTTGGTTTAGCCATTTTATTTACCTCACTTGCGGGGCCACTTAGGCGTGTGGGTAGCCGCTCCGGTTACGTCAGGGCCGTTTAACGGGTAGCTGACAAATTCTTAGGTTTGGGTACGGGCATTTCCATGTTTTTATCTTCGTACTTTTCGTACCAGTCTAGAGCCTTTTTTGCTCTGTTATGCTCCGGGTTACCCTTTCTTGTTCTAGATAGCACTCCCTGTTTGATTGCAGGTTTTAAATCCTGTGCTTTGTCAAAAATTTTCCTGAAAGTTTCGTATCGTCCTAACGCACCTAAATGGTATATTGAGTATAGAACTGCTTTTTTGCCATCGTCGTATACTTGATCGTATTCAGGAAAGTTTTTTCTAAACCTTTCATACTTTGAACGAAATACAAGTTTGTTTAAATCCTCTTTTTCGGACTCTGTTACTGATAATGGTTCATACTCTAAAACTTCTCTAGCTTCGTCACCTGTTTTCTCTAAATACGGAGCAAGTTTAGATATGAGATCAGTATCAATACTCATCTTTTCAAGACCATCAATTTTATGCTGTCCTAAATCAAATCCTAATCCAATTGTAACGCCACTTTTGTCAGAGCCTTTAGGGACATAGCCTTCCGATTTGTTACCCTCTAAAAGTTCGAGAAGTTCAAAAGCGGTAGCTTCAAACTTGGTAAGAGGTGGAAGAGGTTGGGATGGCTTACCCCTAACAGGGGGAGGTTGAGACGCTTTTGATTTAGAAGAAGTAGATTTAGAGGGTTTTTTTTTATCTACAAAACCTTTAATAAATTCCGGATGAGTTTCGGGAGTAAGAACCTCTGTTTTATCTTCTTCTTCTTCTTTAGGTGGTCCAAACAAGAATTGTAAAAGACCACCTTGAGCAGCACCTGTAGGTTCTTGACCGTTTTCTTTGATACGTTTTTTGGTCTCGCGCTTGCCTCTATTGTTAATTTTTTCGAGGCGGTCATAGCCGATAATTTTAGCTATGTGGGGAGCAACTACTACTTCTCCGCGAGAGATTGCTACATCTATTATTTTAGCGTTATTATTGTCTTTGTCAACCGTTATTCCACGACGAACCGCTTCTTTGTTTGCATCTAGAAGCATTTTCTTAATATCTTCTTCTCCTGCAAATTGAACTGCGGCTGCATTAATAACAAATGAGCCTTCAGGAAGAGCAGTTTCAACATCGTCTGCGACAGTTTCGCCTTCGGGTACTTGGCTAGGGGGGCGTTCAACAAAGCCTGATTGACCTGACATACGACCTGCCATGCCACCCATCTGAAGACCTACGCGACCACCCATTGCTCTGAAACCGCCGGGACCTCCGCTAGAGGGGTCTGTAGGTCCTCTCTCTCTATCCTCACGGCTCATATCACTGCCGTGTGTGCCCCTATCACCACCTGAACCTGAATCACCAGTAGACCCATCGGGATTCCTGTCTTCGATCCCAGCATACCCCAAACCTTGAGAAATTGCTTCGTCTTCAGCTATATCGTCTAAACCATCGTCAAAGTCGTCATATTTACCACTTCGAATACCCCGATTTATACTAACAACATCGGCAACACTTATATTACGAGTAACTGACGTAATACCCATCTTACCAAGTCTAGAACTTAGTTGGCTGGTTGCTTGTGCAGCTTTAGCCTTTCCAGCCGCCATTGTTCCAAAAGTAGAAACTGTACCATCAAGACTGTGAAAATTACCTGTTTTTGAATTATAGGCTCCACCCATTGACATCATGTCGTCAGATGAAAATCCACTGTCTTGTCCAACCGCTTCAAATTTAGGCGTACCCATATAGTTAACTTTATTAATTTCAAGTGTTCCCGGAACAAAACCCCTAGCTATAGATTCTACAACTGCCATCTGTTGATTGCTGTAACCAATCTGTCCTGAGTAGACAAGCTGATCTGGGGGGCGGCTTATTCTTTGATTTTCAACTTCAAAGAATGCACCACCACCACCTAGTGCAAGTGATTTTTGAGCATTGCTTTGATGAGCAGCATTTACAGCCTTTGAAACAGCCGTACCAAGTCCCGCGAAAGCCCCAAGAGGAGTACCTGTTACAGCACCCAGTAAACCTGCGGCTGCACTACCGCTCCCTGTAAGCTGTAGTGATGGTGTTTCTCCAAAGATAGGTTCTTCTGTGCTAGAAAAAGTAAATGGATTATCAAAATCGATTGCCATACCCGACATTAAGTCTGAATATTTAGGACTTAAGTTAACATCAGATGCTTCATACATCCTAATTTTACCATAGTTTTTCGCGCTCGATGACACACCTTGAAAAAGATCAGGAGTTTGCGTATCCTTGTCTCCCCCATGTGTTTCTTCAACACTTTTAACAGTCGTTTTAACACCTGTATCAAGGGTTTCGTCAGGCGGCGGTGGAGTCGCTACTATATCATCTTGCGGTGCCGGACTGTAGCCTATGGGAGCACCCGGATATCGAGGTTTTAGAAATCCACTATCTACCATTCTGTATCACCATTTTCTGATCAGTTTTCAGTTTCAGGAGCGTTTCCACTAAAGCCAGCTTCCCCTGCATTTGGCGCAGTTCCGACTCCGATTGTGCCATCACCACGGCCCGAATCATCATTTCCCGAAGTTCGTTGAGGTACTGCTCCATTAGGGGCCATTCCTTGCTGTTGACCAGCGGCCCCAGCGTCTGTGCTTGCTGCTTGTTGAGCATTTGCCATCATCCCTTGTAACATCTGTGCATACGCTTGTGCTTCGTTTACATCGTTTACAAGACTATCAGGATCGATATCTTGTGTAATTGCAAGTTCTCTCATTAAGTTTGGAATTTTTATAAACGGGGCTAACATTGGATTTGAAACAGTTTGAAGCAGAGAGGTGAGTCGCTGACTACGAACTTCTTTTTGCATTACTGCGGCTACCCCACGAGGTTTAATTTCTAGATCACCCTGCACATCTTCTACATCAGGGTTAAACTGCATATTCCACTGAAAATAGGATTCACCCAAAGGCTTGAGCAGATGATCATCAACGTTTTTAATTATTGTCTTCATAGCCAAACCTGCAGAACCCATCAACATAGACAGTCCTGCGGCAGTACGACCAGTTCCGGTTACACCTGTTTGACCGTGGATGATTGACGGAATGCCTGTTTCTTCATCAGCAAGTTGACGGCTGATCTGGTACATCTGAATATTTTCAGGTGCTGTATTTGGAAACTTAAGACCGTTGATTGCTGTTCCCGTAACTCCAGATTGACGACGGAAAATTTTACCCGGGAAGATATCCATGTTTTGACCCGGCACAAGGCTGGCTTCATCCACGTCAAACACAAGATTGCCAGCAAGTGCTAGGTTATCAATAGCCATACGAACGTGTCCGTTCATGAGCATTTGAGCTT